GGGCTGGAGATACCGTTTGGGGATACTTGGCAATATTGCATGATTGCTCCTTATGCGATTGAGATTGTGCCGTTGCCCGATGTAAAGCTGTATACGAGATTAGCCCCGACAGTGGCCGACGAATAAGTGAGATTAGAAACGGTGATTGAATTTGTTGATGGCAATCGAAGAACCACAATTCCAGATCCACCAGTACCACCGTCTGTGCCGCTAGGTGAGCCAGATGGGTCGCGAGTATTGCCACCACCACCACCACCACCAGTATTTGGTGTTCCAGGTGAACCGTGTCCTGTAGCAGTGGCATTTGCCCCACCGTTTCCTCCACCTCCAATACCACCTAACCCCTGCAAAGCACCGAGATACGGGACTCCATTATAGGTGTAAATTCCACCACCGCCACCACCACCATAGTAAGTCACGTTTCCGGTGATGTTTGACGAAATGCCAGCGCCACCCGCTCCAGCCCTTGCGTTTGAACCAGTAGCAGACGCACCACCCGCAGCACCAGCACCACCCCCGCCACCACCGTTTAAAGGCTGATTATTGGCAGCAGTTCCACCGTTATTGCCTTGACCAGCAGTTCCAGCACCACCGACGCCAGCAGTTCCACCCAGTGCAGTTGACCCCGATCCACCACCACCTGATCCACCAGCTGATCCGGCAATATTATTTGGCGACTGCCCTTGTACCGTATGGCTTGCTCCAGCGCCACCACCGATTGCCACAAGCGTATTGAAAACCGAATTTGTGCCATTGTTTCCCAAGGCAAACGGCGCAGCGGTTGCACCACCATTACCAACTGTCAATGCGTAAGTGTCGCCTACGTTTACGCCTATAGTGCCTTGTCGCACGCCACCAGCACCACCACCTCCACCAGCAGCGTTAAACTTTGATCCCGATCCCCCAGATCCTCCACCTGCGACAATCAAATAATCGAGGCTTATACCGCCCACGATGCCGCCTCCTCCACCACCGATACCAGTCTTTTTTGCGTTCCTGATAATGTCAGATAGCATTAGAAATTCTGCCCCCCAACAAAACCAAGCCAGTTTGTGCCACCGTTGCTGGTGAAAAATGCAAACGAGTCCGTTTTGCCTATCGCAGATGTGATTGTTGGCGGAGTTCCACCAGCCCATTTAATCGACGTGGGCCAACTAACTGACCTTGGCGTTCCGTCTGCAGTGAATATCAGCGTAAATGAAGCGCCGGAACCGCTTGCAGGGACGTTCGTTATAACTATGGGCGTGGTGATTGCTGCGTTTAAGTTGACGGTAAAGATGTTCGATGCTTCAAGATTCAGCGTGAGCGTGCCAGATGAGATCGTTGGGCTAGAGACAGATTCGCTGTAATCACGAAGTTTGGCCCGAAACAGCTCGTTATCCTGTAGGTTTTGCGTGCCTGTAAAGGTATTTGCACCTGTGCTAGACTTGCCATCCAGTGCGGTCTGAAGTCCTGTGACCTCTGAAATAGCGTGCGTATGAGCGGATGGTGCAAATGTGCTTGGCTTGCCAGTCAGGTTTGCATAAGTGAAATTTGCTGATGGGAGCTTGGCGTCAAGTGCGGTTTGCAAGCCTGTCACGTTCGCGATTGCGTGCGTATGTCCTAAGACTGAGTAGGTGGCGTTGGCACTGGAAATGGTCAGGTATGGCGTCAGATTGGCCGATGTTAGGCCATCCGTGATGCCATATCCAGCGAGCGTTGTGGGCTTTCCTGTGAGGTTGGCAAACGTCAGGTTTGCGGATGTGAGGTAAGCCCCGATAGCCTGATAACGAGTGTCCGCATAACCTTGGGTTAGAATCGAGTTGGATGTGTAGGCTGGCGTTGTATTTATGTGAAGAAGTTCGGCATTATTGACCGATGCCCTAATTTCTGTCCCAGTTCTTACGCCTGAAACGACAGCATCGGCTGTGTGCCGTAAGGATGTATGACTTGCAGTTACGCCCAATCCAGTCGGGTTATCAAAGCCCAATCCGTTGGTCATTGTGTAATTAACGCCAGATGCCGTCCAATAATAAACAAAACCAAACAGCGATTTGCGTGCAACTTGCTCTAATGTGATACCTTTAGAAGGTTGTGAGGTATGCCCAAACACAAGTCGGTAGTCTTCTGCATTGCCTCCAGTTCCTCCATTGTTCCCACGTAATTCAAAGTAGGCATTACCAGCTACACCAGTTATCTTTCCATTAACTAATGTGATGCTACTGCCTGTGGTTGCGTTACTTGCTGACATAAATGCGGAGCCGGGTTGAGATCCAATGACAGAGAAACCCGTAAGGCCCGAGGAAACAAGAGATACGGTAGACCCATCAGTTTCAACACTCGTAGCGAATTCAAGGGTTCCGTTTGCGTTGTAAAGGTAACTGCCGATTGCATAATTGTCAGGGTCGTAGTAAGTCCCAGTACCTGTTTCCTTCTGACCTCGCAAGCCAATATAATATCTCTTCAGACCGTCAGTAACATACTCGCCTCTGATATAGTAGCTGGCATAGGGGTTTAAAGGGATATTCGTGTCAGTCAAGCCGTAAGTCGTGTTCGCAAGTTTTGGCTGAAACGTATTGGCTACCGACAGCACCCCGTTGCCCGTGATCGACAGATTATCCCCAACGATGACGCCACCCAGCGTGCTATTTGTAGCGGGAACCAGCGTCTGCCCGACGATTGTTACTGGAGCAGGGTTTACAGCTACCTTATCGCCGCCGGCTTGCTTGATTACGATGATGTCAGACACGACTATAGACCTCCACTTCTCCGGCCACGATGGTTCGTTCGTATTGATTTGAGTCGATCATGACCAGATACCAAGTTCCGGTTCCGACAGTCAGATTCGATGTTTGCGAGTCCGTCCATTTAACAGCCATCGACCCAATAGCCGAGCTTAAAATGCTGATCTCGCCGGTGATTGTCGAAGCACCCACCTTTATGGCCGACTCAAACTGGTACCCGGTGATATTGGTTGGTACGAACGATGTTGTGTTGTTTGTGGTAACGCAAGCGCCAATCTGGAACGGCATGGTCAAGTCGTCGCCAATTACGAATGAAAGTTCTTCGTCGGCGGGTAGCTGGTTAAATGATATGGCCATTATTCTTCGTCCCCTTCTTCGTCCTCTTTGGCACCTGCGCCACTTAGGTTGGCACCAGATTGGTCACCGCCAAAACCGCCGCCGCCCATCATCTCGTCTGGTGGTTGGGCGATGTCCTGAACAGCTTTATTGGCTTCCGCTTCCGCTGCCCGATCTTCCTGTATGATGGCCAACTTTTCTCTAGCCTGTTCAAGCGTGATTCCGTCCATCATGGCGATGACGCCCGCCGCGCTTTCCAGGTTGTTAATCAGTAAGAATTGAGCGTGCTGGTCAGCCTCTTGACCAGGTCGATTTTTGGTCATCTTGCCCCAGTTGACCGACACGTCGAAACCCGCTGCGATGGCCGCGTTTAGCTCAGGCACGTCGCCCAGGTATTCGTTGGCTACCACGAGCGTTACGATGGCCGCGTCACGCTCGTAGCGCTCCAGTTGCTTCTGCCGCCGCTCAGACTCTTCAATCACTGGCAGTTGCTCAGAGATCACTTGAACACCGCTGGAGGCGCTAGCCCCGTCCAGCCTCCAGGCTGAGTCTGGTATGCCCATGGAATCGGCGAACAGTTTCATGTCGTAATCGAGTTGCTCGCGGTCGATCTGGAGATAGCCCAGGTCACAGTAAGCGTATTCAATCGTCGGTTCTAACCCGTTGCCCAGGGAATCGAGAACAGGCGCGATACGCAACATGTCGCCCGCTTGGTACTGGTCGGGTATTTTGAAATCGCCCTTGGCGTTGCGAACGTGAAGGATAGGCCGCTGGAAAAGCACGTCGTCGTTCTGCTTCCAGAGGCGTGCCACCACCGTTTCGTTAAACATTTGAATTGTATTGCCAGGCCCATTGCTCCAGAAATCCGTCGTCGGGTTGCGCCACCAGACAAAGAAGAATGGAATGACGCCCAGAAGGTTCTTTTCTTCGGCCACCAGCTCATAGGCGTTGCCGTCCCATGGCGACTGAGGATCATATTTAGTGGTTCTGTACTCGACCAGGCGGTCAGAAGTCCATACCCTCATTCGCCTTTGCTGGTCGTAATAGTCAATGACGCCCACGCACCAGGGAACGCTTGGGTGATCTGGGTGAGTCCAGACGACAAATTGATCCGCTGGCCATAGCCGGTGACTAACCGCTGGCTTCTCCAGTGATCGCATTGCGTTGGCTTCAGAGTCGTCAGCCGGTTCGTTGACTTCCACCTGTACCGCGCAGACGTCGCCGACGAACGCATACTTGTTCGCTTGGGTCATCACCTGATCGAACGTGGACTTGCTGTAAGTTTTGGCTAAATATTCGGTCAGCGCTTCGTTGTCCGCGATGGAGCGTTTAGGCGAACCGATATAGAGATACTTGGTGGCGACGCTGGCGAACGTTTCCATCATGTTCACCGAACGTGCCGACTGCCGCCGCAGGCCCAGTTCGCTGGCCATGGCTTCCAGAAATGGCTCCAGGTTACCCTCAAACCATTGCCGGTTCTTCCAGGCGTCCATGAGCCGCTTACGTTCGTTCTTTAGGCCGCCGCGTATCTCGCTATCGACGCGTGTGAAGTCCATAGCCGCCGGTTGTGGCTTAGACGCGCGTGCCAACATGCTCACCAGAGGCAACATACGATCCGTAATCATCCCGACGTTATCGAAACCGTACGCACCGTATGCCATTATTCATCCTCTGAGAGCTGAGTGCTGTTCCGCTGATTGTATCAAGTGTCCGGCATGAATGCAAACGTCATAGAGAGCGAGTCGGCATAGTCAGGACTGGCCCCAATTCTTGACACGATATCATCTTTGGCGATGATCTTGGATTTGTCTTTATTGGTCAGTTCGAACGTGGTAGCCAACATTTCGCGACGCAATCGCTGGCCGTACTCACGACCGATGTGGAACATGGTGGGCGAGATCGCTGGATTCATCCGCCGCCTTAGGTTGAAGTAACTGGCCGCCCGCCAGTTCTCGTATTGGTTGCTGGTGCCACGCCCGCCCTGAAATCGCACCGCCCCGCGTACTCCGTGCGACTCCAGCATGCTGCCGAACGTTTCTCCTATCCCTGTGCCATCAAAGACGATGTGATCGGCTTCTACGTCGTGCTTGCTGGCCACCAGCGCCACTCTGGCCGCCAGGTCGGGTACGGATATTGTGTTGCTGTCAAATATTTCAATGATGCCCGCCTGATCGCGTACCAGGATCACACTACAGTCACCACCGCGACCGGCTGCGATATCGACGCCCAGCCAGACTGGCCCGCTACGTCGTTCGGGTGGCTTGCCGTAGATCGCTTCATCCAGCCAGGAGACTTCGAATAGTTGCCCCTCCACCGAGTCGGGAAACTGTGCTTCCACATGGGATAGCCACCATGCGGAACCTTCACCATAGTCACGCCTTGCGCGGTCGAGAAAGTCCAGGTCAGCCAGTCCGGTCTTGGATCGCTGGACGCCCGCCAGAACCGGCGGTGTCTGGTCGGATCGGATCCGTATCAGGCTGGTGTCGGGGTGAGGGTCGAATATCTGGCGCTGGCATCGTTCGTAGAATATGCCGTCAGGCACCAACGGATTCCCAATCATCAGCACCTGTGACGGGTTAAGTGAATTGAGCGCCTCGATCCGGTCGGCTTCCACTCCCGACGCTTCATCAATCAGAACCAGGAGATTTTCGGCGTGGTGCCCCGACGCCGCTTCTACGGTGCTGGACGATATCCCGATACAGTACCCGCCCAGCGTCTGGTTCTCGATCAACAGTGGTGCCCGCGTTGTTCTGGATGCAAACAATGGCGCTGGTAGCTTGTTCCACGCCCCCCAGATGGCCCGCCATAGCACGTTGGAGAGCTGGTCAAACGTTGGAGCCGTGGTCACGATAACGGACTGTGGCCGCGTCGTCAGGTACCAAAGCGCTAAACCGGCGGTCATCCAAGATTTGCCGGTCGCGTTGCCACTTGGCACCAGGATTGTCTTACGCCCGTCCATGAGCGCTTGGCAGACTTCCTTTTGCTTGCCCCAGTACGGGTATCGCTTTAGGAAATGGGTGTTGAACTCGTCAGGACTGTTCAGCGTCGCCGCCAGCGCCCTGCGTTGCGTCGCCGTCATTGTCTCGACCATTCATGATTCCTGTGACTAGGTCGGACACGCTCATTTCAGGTGCGATCACTTCAATCTGCGTGACGGTCTTGCCGTACCCGCGTTCCATCAGCGCCACGCCCGCCTTGTAGTTGCGATCTTCTACCGCGCTTGCCAACATCGCGTTCAAGACACGCTTCATGTTTGCGCTGTCATCTTTTTCAAGCAACTCGCGAACCATTTGGGCCGCGACGTCGAACCGCTTAGGACGTCCAGCCGGATTACCAGATTGACCTTTTACCCAGTTCGGATTACCCATATGTATCGCCCGTGCGTAAGTTACGCGGTTTCGTCAATCGGATCGGTTTTGTCTTCTTCTACATCTTCCGCATCTATATCAAGATACGACTGGCATATTCCAACCGCCGCCGGTATGGGCAAATAGACGATATGCGACACTGCCGCCAGTGCCAGCTCGTCAGGAGTGATACCGACAATTTCAGCCATCTCGCGGACGAAACCCGCGACCGGTGGGTGAATCGTGATAGAGAGAGACAATTCGTCGTGTTCCATAGTTCTACCCTACTGAGTGCTTAGTGGTAAGTCAAGCCTTACGCTTACGCTTGACCGATGGTGTGTATTCAGCCAGCAACCACGGTCGTGTATCGCCATAGTATCGCCGAACAAACGAGTTGCGCACCTCTATTGCTTCCTCCATCGTTGGCCTTACGGCTGTATGTGGAGTGCATCCAGGGCCGAGAGGTGGAGTGAACCGAGCCGACCATGATCCCATTGGGTTTTGATGAACGCCAATCAATCCGTTGCGTTTAGCCTTAATACCCATCGCCTTGGTTCGTGAACGTGCGATAACGACTTGCGCCAGCACTTCCGGTGCCGGTGGCGTGTACTTCTTCGGTTTGCGAACCTTGTGCAGCGCCTCAACCTTCCGGCTATGCTCCAGTTCGCCTAGAATGATATCGACTTCTCCAGGCGTGGGCATGGTGCCCATTTCGGCGTCGGTGGGCTTCCTGCCCAGCTTGCTCTTGAGGGACTCGTACTTGGCTACGCGAGCTATTAGCGCCTGCGTAAATTCCGATGTGGACTCAATTGACATCGACCAACCTTTTTATCTCTCGCTGCTCATCCACCAGGTGCGTCACGTGTTCGATCTGCTGTACAGCCATCACCCGCCCAGGTATATCGCTTACCGTCTTGCGGACGAACTCAAGCGCCTTGGCAGTCCAGAACCTCATGGCGAGAATGTCGTGCCCTGTATCCTCAGTCTTCCAGCCCATACGGAACCGGTGTTCCATGGCCGACTGTATCGCGTGGGCCGCGCTGGGGTGGAGCGTGAACAGGTGGCCGATACACTTTTCATGGAAGAAGTCCACAAACTCGGTGCCGTCAGCCAGGAGATAGTACGTTGGGCAATTAGACATAAATATCCTCGATAAAGGTATCCCCGCGTCCTTGCGGGGTGGATTCAACCCCAACCACCGGACTGTGGAGAGTGGTTGGCTTAGATGACGACTTCCATTCCGCCTGTTGATTCTGGCGATGGAACCGGAACCGGTTCGATCTTGCTTCCGTTCAGGCACTTGCGTAGATGCGTCAGCGCCCGTTCCGCGTCGATGCTGGTACGTTTCAGCATGTAGGCGTAGTAATCACTATCGTGATCGGCGACGCCCGCTGAAGCCTGTTCAGCCCGCTCCAGGAACCGCTGGACTTCCACTATCGCCTTCTTGATCTCGATCAAATTCAGCACTTATCTGTTCCTTGCTTTCAAGTACAATGTCCGCGAACTCGACCAGGTGGTTTGTGTGAATCACCACGTAAGCCCCGCGAACGTTCTTGCTGCCCAGCACCAGCATGGGCAGCTTGCCTTCTTTTTTGGCCAGCTTGGCCGTCTTGTCGTAGATTGGCATGAACGCCCACTTGCGAGCGAAATGCTTAATCTCGATGAATAGCTGGGGGTGCGTTGTATCGCTGGCGGTCTTGTCGTCACGCCCGCATGACCCAGATAGGATATTGCGCTTGCATCCAAACATCGCCGCTACCCTGCGTTCAAACTGTTTCCATAGCTTGTCAGCCACTGTGAAACCATCCTTTCCTGCCCCCGAATTGTAGCAAAACAGGGGCCAGAAGTCTAGCACTGAGTGCTATTTCTTACGAGAAAATTCCTGATCTCCAGCCATTAGGTTAAGCTGGTCAGGCAATGGCTTTCTTGCCCTTTTTGGCTTCACGCTTGGCACCGCCTTGGGCAGTTTGTAGAGCTTGTCGTCATGGCTTGACACCTTGCGAGTCATGGCCAGTTCCTTGCGTGCGTAACCTTGGTGCAACCGGCACGCTTGAGCGTTCGCTTGAACGACCGAAGCTGTTCACCGGCTTCGGAATAAGTGATGGTGTTCTTGTCGCCAAATGACAACCAGAACTCGACCATGTGATAGGTGCCCTCTGGGGTGAGGAACCAGACCTCTGAACTATCTTCACCACCGCCGCACTCGATCACGTAAGGGGCTTTTTCGGCAACAGGCATTGTTTCAGTCTCCAGCTATCAAAAGTGAAAAGACTCGCCGCTTGCTATCTGCTCTCGATGGATCAGGCTTCACAGGGTCAAGCCCGACGAACAATGAGAAAATCGGTAACCTGTGGGACATACAGATAGCGCCGCCGGCTCGTTCAGGCGGTTCACGGCGAGTGAATGTTTTGTTGTCAGGCGACTCGCTCGCTTGACGCTTTCATTATACCGAGAAGAACCGAACTAGTCAAATTATCTTCTTTGTTTTCCGTTCGATTATCCTCTTGTCCCCTGAGTGCTGGAATCTGGCGTTTCTCTTTTCGAGCCAGATTAGTGAACTCAATCAGTTTCGCCCAGCCCGCTGGAGTCATGCCACGACACCGGAAACCCTCGACACCTTCACCCAGGGAGAATGTCGCAAACTGGCCCAGGTGGTCGATCTCCCAGGCGGTTGCCAGTCGGAACCGCTCGACCGCCCAGTCCTGCCACATGAATCTGGCCTCTAGCGTTTCCTTAAAGGCCGCTATCTTTGAGCGTATGACCGCCACACGCTCCGATCTGTCCAAATCTACTACGTTGCTCATAGATGTCATCTGCCGCACCTCTTGTTCGATTAGTAAGACGAGTTCAGCAGAAGTAGTATAAGAGGAATCTAGTGGCTAGTCAAGTCTGCCTGTATCAAACCCTGTCAAACCGTAGTCAAGATCATATTTCATCGTAACCTCTTACTCCTAAATCATATCTATCATATCTATCTTTTTATAAATATATAATAAATAAATAATAGAGATAGCACAGAGGGCATGGTATGCAAAACGGCTATATGCCCTAGGAGCGTTTGAGAGTGCCAAAAACAGTGACTATTTTGTATATCTTTTAGCATCAAGTGTTTAGGTGGTTAATATCGTCTTGAATAGGTTTGATTTGGCTTAGTTGAATCTTGAATACCGGATGAAAGGTTACCCATTTTAACAGGAACGGCACCGGTTTGATCCGGTGCCGACAGTCGGTCTTTTAACTATGGTCGTCTCAGTTCAGCCGAACCGCCCTTGGTTGCGTCTGGCGTTGTCCAGATTGACCTGTGTGAGTTCCTGCTGGTTCACGCGGTGTTGCTCCGTGGCCTTCCATTCCTGTAGGAGTCGCTCGCCCAGCTCGCTTAGGTACCGATCAGGTATGTACTCAATTTGATGCCCCACACCGCCCACCTTGACCGTCTTGACGCTATTCGATCTCAGCTCACAGCGTAGCTTGTTTTCTGTCCAGCCGCGTTTCTGCCCGTTCTTGGCGTCCAGGTATCGCAGGAACGCTTGGAATGATTCTTTGAATGGTACGAGTCCACCGCTTCCTGAGACGAAACATTCTTCCAGGTACCCGATGACCGGCGTGGCTGACAGGCGAACGGCTTCGGATGTCTCGCGGCTGGCTTCCGTGCTGGTAAACGTGAACCCGTTGGCGACGAAGTCAGCATGGTAGGACACCGCCGCCGCCAGTATTCCGCTCGCCTCACGATTCCAGATCTGCAAGTCTAAGTCTGGCGCTTCGGTCGCCAGAAAGCTGTGGTCAAACGATAGGGCGTGAACCCGATTGGCGATTGTGCCGCTGGCGTCTGGTAGCGCCACGACGTCGTTGCTGCCCATGACAAACTTGGCCCGCAGTGTGGCCGCTATCGTCTTCTGGTTCTTCCGGCGGATGTTCTGCCGGTCTCGACCCGTCAGGCTCAGAAGGGCTTGCGTAGCTTGCCCCAGGTCAGCGCCGGTCTTGTCGGTCGGTCTGTAGTCAGGATAAGTCAGAAGCGACTTTCCGATAATGCTTTCCAGCCCGAAATCGGAACCCAGTTCCTTCATGCAAGTGGGCGTGCTGTTGTCCAGCCCCACCAGCCGCTCCATAAACCGGATCATTGAACCTTTGCCAGTTCTGGTCTTGCCGTAGAGAAAGAATAGTTTCGATAGAGGGTTGTCGCCGTGAAGCGTATAGCCCAGCAACCACTCGGCTTGTTGTCGCCCCAGCGCGTCAGGTTGAACCTTTCGTAGCCACGCCTTGAACTCTGGCGCTGGGGTGTCGTGACCAGTCCATTCGACACCGTTGGTGGTGGTGCCGAAATAATCCTGAGTAGATGCGATAAAGTCACCCGTCTTCAGGCTTAGAAGACCGTTGGCACAGCAAACAGCCCACGCCGAGTCTTCTGGCCACCAGTCTGGCCGCTTGGATTCATCCAGCCAGTACCCAGCGTCCTCCGCTGGCCCATCGACACCGGATATAGCCCCCAGGCACTGAATCACGTTCGTCAGCCCCGAACATGAAAAGTGATGGTATCCGGTAATCTCGCCGTCTTTATTGTACTTTGGGTTAGCTGCGTAAACATCCATCATGATCCGCGTCACTTCTGCCTCAAATCTGGCGTCTCCAGTGACGTTACGGTAACACGACCCGCCAAATTGCCAAAGCTCGCCGCTCCAGAAAACGACACGCTGCTGATAGTGCCCAAAGAATCGCTTGAGAAACGCGGCCATTTGACCAGGATCATTCGGGTAGTCGATTTCCAGCGACAGGGTGGGCACGGTGCGCTCCTCTGGTTGTTCTTCTGCTGAACTCATTGATGATTCTACTGAGTCCTCAGCAGTCGCGCCGTTGTGTATGGTCACCCCTGATGGTGGTACCATTCTAGCTTTTGGTGCCGCCGGTGCGCGTTGTGGTGGCCCGCCCGCCGCCCGCACCCAGTTCACGAACGATCCGAACCGCGCTTTGCCACGTGATGAACCGGCTCCAAACGAACGAGCCTTGTGGTGGCAGCATCCCTCTGTGTAATTCATGCCGCGACGGCTCCAGGCGTCCCAGAGGTCGATCCCAGCCGCCCCGAACCGCTCATGAAGCGCAAAACCGACTTCCAGCCAGACATCGTAATCCTCGACCCGATTGTCCAGCCATCCGTCCATCAGCATTTTCGTGGCGTAGTCAAAATCGTCACGTTCCGCGCCGTCGTATGTGATTGCTGGAGGTGGCGTGTTGCGTCTCGTTTCCCGTATAGCCGCTTCAGTTTTGGCGTACAACCAGTCTATTGATTCCTGTTTTTCGACCAGCTCAGAGGGCTGGCTGGAGCGCCAGACGTCTGGCAGATATCCAGTCATGGCCAGGTATCGGCCAGAATCGTAAATCTCGACCCCTTCATGGTTTTTAACGCGAGATAGGCTATGTGGCACTTGGCCCCGAACGATGATATGAATACCGGTGCCGCTGGGGCTGAGTTCGATATAGCAGTCTTCAAACCGCTCCAAAATCTCCAGCGCCCAGGGTTTGACGGAAAATATTGGCCCGCCTTCAAGGTCGTCCACAGCAACCGCGTTGTCCAGGTCGATGAAAATCACGTTGTCGTTCGCCCCGCGTTCACCCAGGCTGTACCCATAACCGGATATCACGCCCGCCCGATAGGCTTTATCAACCTCATGCCAGTCAGCCCGCGCCGCTTCCTGACCGTCCACCGATCCAGTGTGGATATTGAATGGCTTCTTGATTCGACGCCCGTCTGGAGCCTCTACAAGCAACCAGCCGACCCATCGCCGCTGTAACTTCATAACAACTGGTAAAAATTCCGGTTGAATCTGGATCAGTCCGCGATCTGTTGAACCTGACGACATTTTAAACCTCGATGTGTAGCTGGCTGAATCCAAAAAGAAACCCAGCTCAATGGAACTGGGTTTTGTGACTTCTGACTGCTGACTGCTGAGATAAGATCAGAATACGATATCTTCGTCATTGTCGATAGCAGCACTGCCGCCGAACACTTCGTTGGCTTCCGCTTCAAACGCGTCGCCCTTTTGTTTGGCCAGGAACGCCTTGTGCTGCTTGGAGTTCTCGGCACCCGTGAACCACTGGTTACCTTTGATATGCCGCTCAGGCACGCGGTCATCCTGTAGCTCAGGATCGGACTCAACCGACCAGAAGAACGACACCTTGGTAGTCGGCGTGAACTTCATGGCGTCTGGGCACGCCATGACCGCCCCAACCTTGGTAGTCTTGGATCCGTCCTGCTTTGTGTGCGGAACGATGGAGATCAAGGCGAAGTGATTGATAAGAGCGTCGAAATTGTACGCCTCACCAATACCAGGCTGGTCGTCACCCAGCCATGAATCCATGATCTTGGTGAAATTGGACTTAGGCGACATCGAGAATGTCAGGTTGATCGACTCGGTACGGTTGAAGTCGGTGCCGTCGCGTTTCTTGTTTAGCTCAAATTCGAACACCATATCGCGCTGCTCGGTGGTGTAAACCGTGCCGTCATCACGTTTTCCGGTCTTGTCGAATAAGCCCTTGTCGTAAACACGTACCAGGCAAGCCGAATAGGTGCCCGCTGGAGTCGGCGTGTAGGCGGTTTTGACTGGGGCTGCCGTTTTGGCGTAAGGGTTGCCGACAGCAAGGGATGAACCGATTGCAAACTTAGACATAGTATTTTGCTTTCTATAGCAAAAAGTTTGATGCCGCCTGATTTACCGAAGTGGTGTTTTTTGGCGACATCTATATAATAGATACAAGAAGAACAGAAGTCAACAAGAATTAAATCTTTTTTCTTCTTTTCTGTGTTCTGACTGCTCAGTTCTGGATGAACCAGGTAAGTTTCGATATGGCCCGACTGGCTGCCGTATAAGCCCAGAAAGGGAACTGGCGTTCGCCGCTGCTTCGGTCAATGAAGTTGGTGGGCATATCTTGATAGACTGCCACATGATCGAAGCCAGACGCCTGAGACTTATGAACCGTCATACAGTAGGCGAACCGCGCCGGTATCCCATAGTGAGGATTGAGGGCAATGACGCCACTCTGGGCAAAATCTTTGTCATCGAGCGACATCATCAATCGCTGGTAGGCTTCGTGGATTTTGATGAACGCGACCGCTTCACCGCCTCGATCTGGGTGGTGGATCATGGCCAGCTTGCGGTATGTCTGGTGAACTAAACTCTTCCGGTCACTGCTGTACCGGCTGACGTTGATCTGGTCAATGGTGATACCCATAGCCTCACAGTCACGTTTGAATGATGCGCTGGTGTATCGCACAGAACCGGCCACCGTCTCCATTTTCTTTGGCTGTTTGGCGGGCTTGTCACGGTTGAAGAAATTGGCGTCAAATGTCGCCGTGAACTCCAGCCCACTTTTGTCCAGGCGAACCGTCAAGATCGGGTTTTGATCCGTCAGAACGACCGCCAGCACCGTGGCGCGGTCGCTGGAAATCCATTTGCCCTGCCGCGTTTCCTCCATGATGATCTTGTCGCCCACCGACACCAGATCGGTGTTCCCGTTCTCCCACCGGCAAAACTGGTTGATGCGAAGACACTCGCGGTTCGTCCAGGCCAGCGACTGGTCAGCCCCCAGGTTCTGGAAGTCACCGTGGATGATCTGAACGGTATCGTCGGTAGGCTGGAACCGCGCCGGATCCCCACCGTCACGAACGAACATGGCAAACCGTGCAATCTCGCCGCCGTTGCGGTAGATCTTAGTCAATTGGAAGTCCAGGTGCTTCATCAGGCTGAACTTAGGGTCAGACGACTTGACCGGCTGGAGCTGGCCGTGGTCACCCGTGAAAATCAAAGGCACGCCGTAGCTTGTCAGGGTAAGAAAATCATCCCTGCCAATCATGCTGGCTTCGTCGCAGATGACGCCGGAAACCGGTAGCTCATCTTTCCCTTCAAAACTAGGCGTGCATAAATCCAGTTCTCTGGGTGTCAATCGTTCGCCCGCCGAGAGCTTTCGGGCGATTTCCTCGACCTCTGTTTCTGTGCCGACTGCGACATCTGGCGTGTGGATCAAGCTGGAGAGCGTTTGAGCCTGACCGATACCACGGTCACGCAAAACGCCCGCAGCCTTATTGGTTGGGGCACAGACTGCAAAGTCGGGTAGCGCTCTGGCGAGTGCCGCCACGATCACGCTTTTGCCTGTACCAGCCAGGCCGCCCAGCGTGGTCACCCTGACGCCGTCTTCAACCCGTTTGAGAATATCGGCCAGAACTTGCTTCTGGTAGTCGTCCAGCTCGACCGTACCCACTGAAACAGGGGTACGGGCTGGAACTGCCGAAACGAACGGGGAAATCGTTTGTAAACTCATCACTTCACCTGATCTTTCTTGGCATGGTTTTCAACTTGGGTACGACCAATAAATTCTCTGATAGCCTCAGCACTCAGCTCTGAACGGACAAAAGCAACCTCTGAACTTCCCGTGAAGCCCAGCTTGATCTTGTCCTTACCGGTTGCAACCAAAGTAACCTCTGCCACTTTGACGCCGCCCAGATAGAGCGCAACAGCTTCATTCCTCGTCCTTGAAAGCACTAGCATGACTGACCGCCTTTCTTATTCTGATTCGTGTAAGTATGAGAGTTCTGGAAGCGCGTCGCGGCTGGCCGACTTGGCTTCATTCACCCAGGCTTCCGTCAATTCTTCCAGCAGCACCTTGACTGGCAATTTGCGTGCGAACGAAATACGCCGCAAGATTTCGCTGGTGCGATCTGTGACCGTGATCGCTTTGCCGTGGGTATTGGCGTTTGTTCGCGGTCTAGCTTTTGTCGATCCCGCCATAGGAACTTCTCCTGACTTCAATCCTTACAGTCGTTACCAGTGGAACAGTTCCACCGCACACGAGAAGAATACAACAAAATAACTTAGAAGTCAATAGACTTCTGTAGAAGTCGTGCATATAATCAGATCAGTTCGCTAGAAATGGGTTCTACCGAACTACACAACTTAGCTCCCAGAAGGTTATTTCGATGTCGGAATCAAAAGAAACGCTATCATCAGGGCGACGCCCACGCTTTGTCAGTCTGGTCATGCCCGCCGAAGTCTGGCCGATCCTGGAGGATATCAAGGACGAATGCCAGAACCGTGACATGCACCTGTCAGAGCGCCAGCGTATCGGTCGCGACGGTGTCATACTGGCGCTGTTGGCTGCGACGCTGACACTACCAGAGGAACAAGTGATGGAGCTGGTCGTCAAGGGCGTCGGGCTGGTTGCCGATATGCCAACGGTCAAAAAAGCTGGTGGTATCGGAAAGCAACTTTCCGGCCATCGAGTCACGAAACCCAAGGCACCACAGACGCCATCGGTCAACTGACTACACTGCTATAAACCTTGCTCTGGCCGACGGAAACACCTTTCTAATCCGTTTGTCGCAGGTTCGAATCCTGCCGGGCGTACTTTTTCGTAACTATCACAGATACAGAGGCTTAAAGATGTGCTATGTTTATTTGCTCCTTCCAATCTTACGCAAAACTCATGGATATATAGTTGTACCAGTACACCTTTATTGCGTCTCAGACACCTGTTGTTGAACAAATGGGACGCAAGAAAAACACGGTTCCAACCCATTTAATCCGGTCTGATACCGGTATGGGGTTCATCAAATGGGAACTACAACTTTACTACACCTCTATCGACCCGATAGAGGCGAACCGGCGATACCTGGAGTATTGCCGGAACATCGACATCTACGGCCACCCTGTGCCGCCAACTTTTGCCGTCGGTATCATGGTGGCCGATGTGGCCACAAGGTATCACGTACACATCGTTAAAACCAAACCGCCGGAATCGAAAGAAGACCGCCCGATAGGCGTGGCCATGCGCTGGCTCGCCCAGGTCGATTGTCCTGCCGACAAGTTTACGCCCGCCCGACTGGTGGCCTTGCGCCAGCTCTGGGTGGACGACGGGCAATCTGTCAGCACTATCGCCAAGAAACACAACTACATCTTGAATGCGTTCCGGTGGGCCGCCCAGATGGACTTGGTACCCGCCACCGTCTGGAGCGCCCTCCAGACCGTCCAAAAACTTAAGCCAGGTCGCTCTGCCTGTAAGCAACCCAGAAAGGTTCATCCTGTGGAACGTGCTACCATCGAAGCCGTTATGCCATTCCTATCCGCCCAGGTGGCCGCCCTGGTCGAGTTCCAGTGGTTAACCGGCTGCCGGAGCGCTGAAGCCTTAACCGTCACCACCGCCGAAATACAAGGCAATATCTATAGCCCCGCCAAGCACAAAAACGCCTTCCGTGGAAAACGTCGGGTGATCTTCCTTGGCCCCAAATCGCGGGAGCTGGTCACCAGGTGGGCTACCGATGACCCGAATAAACCCTTGTTCGCCCAGATGACAAGCTGTGAATATGGCAAGCGCATCAAGCGAGCCTGTAAACGTGCCGGTGTTGCTCGTTTCTGCCCTCACCAGATACGTCACGCCCATGGGACGCTGGTACGTGAACAATACGGTTTAGACGCTGCCCAGGCTGCGCTTGGCCACTCATCTGCCCGCACTACCGAGATTTACGCCGAAGTCTCCAAGGGATTGGCTCAAAAAGTTGCCGACGATATCGGGTGATAGAAAATAATTTTCCAGTGACTACTTGACTCAGTTCTGTTCTTCTCGTATATTTAAGTTGTCGAGAAGAACAGAATAGAAACCTAGCGAACAAGGAACAAGACTGTGACGACTTTGACCCCAAAGATTCAGCCGACCGTAACAGAACTGCTTAAGATGTCAGCCCAGGAACGCAAGCTGTGGCGTAACGATCTGTGCCGCCGCGAGATGGAGCTGGCCGATCATTGCGATTACTTATCTGGCTGCCCCACGGGCAACGATAACGAACTGCTGATGGAGCTTTTCACCGTGACCGAACTGCTGGAAGTCATCCGCACAATTTCCTAAATCTTAGCCCTAAGCACTCAGAGGAATAGAACCAATGTCTACCGTCACCCGCTCCAAAGTCTCTGCCAAGTCCGCCGAAAAAGCCCGCCGCAAGGCGTACGTCGTACTCTATCAGCATACCGGTCGCGACTATGCCGATATGTACCGCCGCAAGCGTAACGGCTATATACACGAAATCGACTTCCGCACTGTGCGGATGTATCTTGAATTTGCTACGCGTTCGGCGAAATGCATAGTGGACAACTTGCCATACGACCGCAATGGACGCCGCCGCTGGCTCGGAATGCTTAGCAAGGAAAAGGCCCGCGTTCGTTACGCCCTGGCCGAAATTGCAAAGGATCGTTTGGCTGGCCATGGTTTATGGCGTCCCATTGGCGGTGACGTTCCATTCTCGGAAGGTGGTGTATGATGATCCTTAGTCACTCCACCAGTCAGGATGGAATCATTCAGTCGATCATGGATCTTCACTGCAATGGTTCTATCCAGTGCGATGCGACCTACGGCTTCGGTGGGTTCTATAAGAATCTGCCGAAGCCAGAATTAAAGTTTGATATTTCGCCACAAGTGGAAGGCGTCGTTCAGTCGAGTTCCGAAAACCTTCCGGTGCCAGATGCCAGCCTGAAGTCGATCATGTTCGACCCACCGTTTTTGACATACATCAAACAGGGTCGGGAACATAATTCAATCATGGCAAAAAGGTTCGGCGGATACTACACTTATGACGAGCTAGAAGATCATTATATCCACTCGATCTCGGAGTTCTACCGCAAGCTGGAACGCAATGGCGTTCTGGTATTCAAGTGTCAAGATATCGTCCACAACCACAGATTACATCCGACGCATATCAAAGTCGTATTGTGGGCCGAATCTGAAGGATTCAGGCTGACAGATTCTTTTGTGCTGGTTGCTGATAGGCGTATGCCGGTAGGGCAAGGCAGAACGCAAAGACACGCCCGTATTGCCCATTGTCATTTTTTGGTCTTCACAAAAAAGGGTTGATACCTTGAAAGTCTTCTACAGTCCGCACTATACCAGTGCCGCTTATGCGTTTGACACCACCCGCAAGGCTGCCCACGTGGCCGCGCTGGTGGCCAAGAACCCGACCATGAAGCTAGTGGCACCGATACCCGCCACAGATGAACAAATCAAGCGGTGCCACGATAGCACCTATATGACCGCAGTGGCCACTGGTCACCCGCGACAACTGGCCGAATCGAGTTGTTTCACATGGTGTAACCAGACTTACAAGGCTGCCACTTACACCAATGGCGGTGTCATCAGTGCCGCAAAACAGGCTGTTAAAGTCGGTGTAGCGGGCACCCTGTCAAGTGGACTACACCACGCCCGTCGTGACCATGGCGCTGGTTTCTGTACGTTTAACGGGCTGGCTATGGCCGCCATGGACGCTATCGAAGTCGGGTATGCCGAACAGGTCTTGATTATCGACTTTGACGCCCACTATGGCGACGGTACCGCCGACCTGATTTCCGCGCGTCGCCGTATTCGTCAGGTGGACGTTTCGACCTACCGGATACCGACGAACTCGACTTACCTGGACGAGTGCCGCAAGGCGCTGGAGAGTGTGGAAGACCACGATTTTGACCTGGTGCTGTATAACGCCGGTATGGATCCCCATGAAGACTGCCGACTTGGTGGTCTGAAAGGCGTCACTACCCGCGTGCTATCCGAACGTGACCAGCTTGTTTTCGAGTGGTGTCAAGATCGTCGGTCACCCGTGGCGTTTACCCTGGCGGGTGGTTATTCAGGCGACAAGTTCAGCCCTGACGAGCTGGCCCGCTGCCACTATAATACGTGTCTGCAAGCGGTGGCCGCTTACCAGATTCACTCATGAAACACCTTGGGGACGTTGGTGTAAAGCTCTGCCGTAGCGTTTCCGGTAGGGCTTTTTTGTTAGATGCCGCAGTTGATTTTCACCTTGAGCGTTACCGATAAATTGCATACACCCTGAATCGTTCGCCCCGTCTGTGGATCCACCTCGTCGTAATTGTCGCCGGAGACTCCTACAGACTGATTTGCCGTCACCGTCCATTCCTTGTCAATCGGGTCACCCTCGACCGCTGTTGTGCGAGCGATGTTTCCGCCGAAGCCGCTGATACTTCCAAAGGCACCAAGCGAAACGGTTCGGTCAGGGTTTGGGAACTTGCTTGGGTCGCACCCTGCCGCCGTAGCCGATGATAAGCCAATAGAGAACGACGGGTTTGTTATTGTGTTACCCACGTACAACCTTGCTTCAGGATCCGCCGACGTGATCGCACCCAAACACTTGCTAAGACTCCCGCTCATATGGATCGCGTCTGTCCCGATCAGTGGTTGCGTGTTTTGTGATGTCTGAACGCCAGCCCTCCCGCCGAACACGTCCACCGCACATCGACCAGCGCCCATGAAGGTTGGCGTGAACGTGCCTATCTTGGTGGTCGTCGAGTCAAACGGAAAGCTACCCATGTATCCTCCGTTACACAGACCGCCCGCACCCGGCCCCGAATTTGTCGCCCGTGTATCGGAATAGCCCGAAATAATCCCGCCGATTTGGTTCCAGATGGTGGCCGCGTCTGCGTTGGCTATCTGGTTCCGGTTTGTCTGCCCGGGATTGAGTGCCGCCGCTGTGGCTGCGACAGTAACAATGGTTACCGTGACGCTTTTGGGGTACGGTATAGGTGGCCAGTTTTTCACCGGTGCCGCCGCCGCCGTGATGGTGCCGGTCGTATCACCATAGCTGCCGCCAAAGCAGTTGATGCCCGTTATTGTGCCGTTGGCCGAGTCGATGGAGTTGCTGGCCGCCGCCCCGTCATACATGCCAGATCTTATCTGCCCGTTGACAAAGATCGCGTTTACGGCGTATCCCACCCGCCGCGTCGGTGCCAGCGTCACTTGATAGCGATAGCCCGAATATGGAGCTGGCATAGCCGGTACGCCTTGCGAGCTGGCTGTAGCCCCGTCCACCACGCTGGCATACGTCCATACGAATCTGCCAGAACATATGGTGTTGCCAAAAAAGTCAGTAGCAGGATAACTCCAATCACACCGGCACACCCAAACCCATTCGTTAAGTTGCGTATTAAAACACTCAAACGATATAGCCGAATAATATGGTGCCCCAGGGTATTCATCACACGCCCCTGATAGCAGGGTTGCGTTCTGCTGGCAATCGACCAATATCGAACCCGGTGCCGTATTGACGGTCGGCCCATAAATTCGGTAGCAGACTGGAACGGCGATACCGGTATAAGCCCATTCCAGCGTCAAAACGTTGCCCAGGTACTGTGCTGCCATCAGGGCCGCGTTGGAACGTGCCAGTTCCTTATCGGCCAGATCTTCCAGCCGGTAGACGCGCCGTTCCATTTCGAGCTGCCGCCGGGTTAAGTCATCCATTAGTTCCGCACCACCACGTTTGAGGTCAAACCACCGCCTAGCGCCTTCAGCATGGTGATAATCTTTTCATTTTGGGCTGCGATTGCGACCAGCTTTAACTCTAGCCGGTTTTGCCGCCGCTCCACTTCCATCAATCGTCTCGCCTGTTCGCTGGGGTTCATCTGTTGTGTCTCCTATCCAGTCTCCTACGATCACATACGTTGCCCGCAATACTTCTCCCTCGTCATGGACATACGACGAGTCCATCAGCTCCGCCGCCCGCTGCTCCGCCGCCTCTCGCGTCGGATAAGTTGCAATCTCTTCCTGCCGGTCGTAGCCGCTGTAGTGCCTGTTTGCCATCAAGTAGAACATTATTGCGCCCCTCCAGGTTTGTAGCTCTTGCCATCCGTTCCGTACCCTACCGGAATATCACCATCGGCGGTGTGGTAATTCCCTGACCAGCCCTGACCGTCGCCTTCAAGCGTTCCAGCCGCCGCCGCCGCGACTGCGTTACGGGTGGCGTTATCTGCTTCCACTCCAGACATATAAGCCGCCTGTAGGCCGAACTGGTTGGCTGTTGGCGTCAGGCCCGCCGCCTGTAATCGACCCACTTCGCTGGCCGCCGCGAACGTGTCGATGTTCACGCCCAGGTTGGTTTGCACCGCAGTAATCTGGTTGTCCAGGTCGGTTGTGTATTTCGATATCGAATCTGACTTCGTGTAAGCGAGCGAGCCAGAACCGTATTCGATCTTGTATTCACTGCGTGGTGCCGCCGGATACTGGCATGGATGATAAACGATAGGTGTCTGGCTCGCGTACGGGTCACGCCGGTTCGATAGCGTGAACTGCGTGTGGATCGGCACCACAGCGCTGCCATGGTTCCAGGTGATCGTACAGCCGCGAATATCGGTTGTCATCCTGTCCAGGCCGTCAGCTCGGCATGGATCCGTCCATTCCAGCCAGTAACCACTACCGATCAACGGCGCGTAGCCTAGCTTGGTGGCTTGACCCTCTACCAGCGTATCCTGGATTCCGGCCAGCAGTTGCGCACCCCATTGCTTTACGACATCTTTGTCTACGTTCGCGACCCACTGCATATCGTTGATAAATTTGGTGCGTTTCAGCCCGTCTTCCGTGAAGCTGGTGCCTTGATAGTTTGGGGTGATCGTCGGTAGGTTTGGGTCGATAGCGTTCGCCGTGACGGTGTCGTCTGGTATCGCCACCTCCAGCGCTTTCAGGCTCACGGGAAGATAAACCTGTATGTCAGATGGAATTCCGTCGGTTGCGTTGCCGCCTGTTGTCAGGTTCGCGTTCGATCCGAAACAGGTGACCACTGGCCTATCAATAATCACGTGTTCGGTTTGGCGGTCGGTCTGGAAGCCCACCAGCATCTGCTGAACCGTGCTGTTCCCCGTGCCTGGTGCCTTTACCAGCCCAGCGCCGACTGTGGTTGTAGAAATAACGCCACCGCTGGCGTCGAGCCATACAGAAGCCGCCGGAAACGACGCCTGTACCCGCTTGGCAACGTTAGTGCCATCGGGAAGGAACTTGTTAACCTTGTACCGCCGCCACGTCATCAGGCCCGGCCACCGCGTCAGCACCATCGAATAGCGCTGGAAGTCTGTCTGTGACAGTACGGACGAGAGCGACATATAAGACGTACCATCGGCCACTTGTTCGGTGTTGTCTACGACCGTGCGAACTTCATTGAGCGTCCATAAACCATTGGTGGGGTTCTGGCGGGTCAGCGTGATGTTGGCCGCGAACTCGTTGGAGTTTTGCCCTAACAGATGCTCGCCCCATGAAGCAGATATGTTGCTGAGCGAGCCGTTCGGGAGCGTGACCGTCTCGTTCGCCTTCTGTACCAGAAAATAGCTGCCACTGGCCAGCTTGGCGTCAGTAATGTTGGCAATATAGTTGGGGTTGGGAATCGTGCCGTTCGGGTTGGCTGGATCCGGTATGGTCGGTGTAACTTCATTGATCGTGCCGGAGTTGATCCGTGGCCGCCGGTTTAATCCGGTGCCGGTGATCGTCCTCCTGGTCGTGTTCGTCCATACGCTGAGTTTCCAGGCGTCCTTGGCTTGCTGGTTGTTCGTGTATGGATTCACCACGAAGTCTTCCACCAGCTCGCCCGCCGAGAGCTTTAGTATCATCGGCTGAACGTCTGGGCCGCCACGTACGACCACACGCGAAAAGCTGTTCTGGTACGACCGCTGAATCTGGGGTAGGGGGTCGGTATCCAGCCCCATCGTGATTTTCTTAGCAGGGTTACGCTTGTTCGTGGCGTCAAAAGCCTTAGCCGTGTCCGCGAACCGGATAATTCCCATAGGCCGCTTTGGATCAGGTGTTCCAGCCCCTGCCGGTTGCTCATAGACCGGTTCAACCCACATCGTATGATTGGGCGCTACAGCCTGAAGTATTGCCCTGATACCTTGCAAAAAATCGTCACCGTTAAACGTGACCGGTATGGGAGACTTGATCTGGGTCAGGTAGGTATCGTTCAGCAGATCGTTACGCGTTCGCTGGTCGATGCGCCACGCTTTCCGCGCCGGGTTCGTCAGGTCGATCTGTTGATACTCGTAATTACCCAGCGCCGCCCCGATATATCGCCCGTCGGTTGGATCGACCAGTTTAGCCAGCTTGTCAAAATGGGCACAGGTGGTCGGTTCTTCGAGAATTAACAGAAACATCTGGGCTAGATTCAAATCGGCATAGCCCGCGTCATAGTTCGGATCGGTCACTGCCAGGTTGAACGTGACCGATCCGGTGCCGTCAAACGGCGAGACAATCGGCCACTGGCTCGCGAGATAATCCAGCCCCAAGGCTTCGTACCCGTACACCCAGCCCATATCGCCGTTATTAGCTGTCCGTCGGTGCATCTGCCCCAAGAACACCATCTTCCACCACGGGGTGGTAGGCATGGCTGTTATGGGCGTGGACGGGTCAGGTGGAGTGTAACCGGCTGTAACCGTGCCGTCGTCGATCCATAGCGCGACCGTCTTGTTAATCCACGGATCCGACGTGATAGGGTGAATCGGTTCCTGTGTGATCGTCAGGCTGGACACCTCATCTTTGATCCACGGAGTCACCGCGTTGATTCGGATGTCGTTTTCCGTCAGGTCGATATACTTGCCGTCAATCCACAGTTGGACGTCGCGTATCATTTACCGTCTCCCTGCGTTGAACTGCCGCCCCGGCATACCCACCTGGCCGCCAGCGTTCTGGGCCAGCATCCTCGACAGCTCCAGCATGGTGCCTTCAATCTGCTGGAACTTCTGGAGCGTGACCTGACCATTCTGGGCGACCGCCTTAACCATTTTATCGCCAGCGTTGGCGACTTCTTTGGTGTTTTCTTCAGTCTTTTCGGCTGCTGGCGTTCTGTTATTTTCCGCCGATGGTGCGACCGACCTCATGCCACGGCGCTGGGGCACCCGTTGCCGCCCCGCGTTGCCGATGTCCCTGAGTCCTGCCGCCTGTTCGTTTTCATCCATGCCACGCCTAGCCATTCTGGCCCGCAGCTCTGCCGCCTGAGCGCCTGCCACGCGATCACGGGCTTCCTGCCTCATTCGCCCGTTGGGCATACGTGCCGCCGCTTGCTCCTGCTGCTGGGCCAAACCTTCAGGAGTTAATCCCTCCTGCTGCATGAAGTTGTCGAGCCGTTTTCGACGCCCTTCTTCCAGTGCTTCGTTTTTTTCCTTCTCAACCTTGGCGTCAATGATTTTCTTCTGGGCTACCCGTTCCGCTTCCCGTTCTTCTGCCTGTCGCTGGGCCGCTACGTTGTTGCGGAACGCCTGTTCCGGTGGCCCGATACCGGCGAGCCGCTCCTGTTCCTTATTTTCTTCCATCTCCCGCTTTTCGCGTTCGATCCGCTTTTCACGCCACTTGGCGTGAACCTCTTGGGCTTCCTTGTCGGCTGCCACTTCGGCTTCGTATTCTGCAAACTCTTTATCTGCCGCCGCGATCTGGGCTAGCGCTTTCTTGTCGCCCCGTGCCGCCGCCGCCATTGTTCCGGCTGCCATTTCCTTGGAACGGTCGATGGTTTCGGCGTCGTCTGACTTGCGACGATTGTCTATCTGATTGCGTGCGAAATCCCTACGCATATCTTCCGACATAGTGCTGACGTCAAACCCTAGCAGCGTCGAACCTTTAAACGCCCCGTTACGCTCCAGTGCGTTCATCTCCTGATCGACTAGCTCTTGGCGTGCCTTGTCGCGCAAGTCCTTGGCTAGTGCATCCTGTTTAGCTCTAGCCGCGTCGCCACCTTGACCCTCAATATATTCCTTGTACGTCGCGCCCCGCTCTTTTTCTGGGGCACCTTCATCAATTTTATCCAGCATTGCTTCGCCCGCGTTACGGTCAGCACGATCTCTGGCGGTTTCTTTCTGTAACTCTTTCCACTCTTTACCCTTAGCAAGAAGTTTGTCGAACGCCTCGTTCGATTGTTCCCATGTCTGCCACATGGACGTACCGAACTCGGTGGCGCTTTCTTTCATGTCGTTTGTTAGACGCTCGAATTCGCCAGCGTCAGCCACGTAACTGGTGATAAACTTTTCCCATACTGCCGCCAGTTCCTCTAACGGTATCTTGGTGTCTTTAAGTAGTGGGCCTAAAATCTTAAAGCCTTCATTCACCGCTAGCCCGGCGATAGCCAGCGTACCCGCCGTGCTTGCCGCCAGCCCGAACCCTTCCGCCAGCATAGGTATATTGTTCAGGATGGCGGAAAAGCCGCCCTGGTACAAGTCCTGTAGCGCGTAGGATAGATTCAGAATACCGCGATTATTACCACCGCCGCCACCGCCAGCTCCACCACCGCCACCAGCTCCACCGCCGCCACCGCCACCGCCAGCCGCGTTCTGAGCCGCGTTCCCAAGATTGTTGAGTTGGCCCGCCGCTTGTGCTGCCGCTTGGCCCGCCTGGGTGACCGCGACGGTAGTTTGAACCGCCGCCGAAGCCGCCCCAGCCATCGCCGTGGTGGCCTGAAATGACGCTTGGCCCACTTGGATGACCGCTTGAGCCGTGGTCGTGGCTGCCGTTCCCACCGCCGCAACTGCTGGGGCTGCCGTTGTGGCCGCCTGCGTAGTCTGGCCCACCGCTTGGGCGGTCGTGGTCGCTGCCGTGGTCACCTTACCCAATGAAGCGTCTGTAGCCCCCATAGCGGTCGTGAGGGCTAACATCTCTTTCTTGAGTGCCTCGATATCCTGGACGCCGGTAACGTCCAGGACTAGGCGAACGGTTTCATCTGCCATGGGCGTAGGATCCTTAGGCGGTGTAGGAAACCTTCATATCCCAATCGGTACAGTCATAATTAGGACGAAGCACCGCGTTCTGGGTGCTGAATTCGGTCGCTGACAGGTTGTCAGTCAGGGACTGGAACACCATGCCCATCCACGTGAATGTCGTGTTACCCGCCGTCCCTGTGGCTACGGTATCCGTCAGAACCAGCGTGCTTTTGGTGTACTTTGCGGAGTCCATGCCGTTAATGATGGCGCAATACTTGGTTTTGTAATCCCACGAATCAATATCCAGCGTCACGGACATTTGCGGAGTCCAGCCGGTTTGAACCATGTTCGTAACCGTGGCCCCTTTGTTCATCCGCGAACTCATCTGGTGCTGAATTTCCACCGACCATGAACGGATAATCGTATCCAGTACGATAGGGGTAGTGCCGCTGGAGTCCAGCGTCAGCGTAGACTTGCTCCATCGGTACGGCTTCTTCGGTATGAAATCACCAACACAAGCCGGCGGAGCGAACGTGTTCACTTCTGACGTCGGTATCTCGATACGGGTGGAGCCTTGCCAGTTTACCGACAGCGCCACTGGAGCGCGTGGGCCTTCACTTGAGCTGGTAAGCGTCGCTGACGCAAACTTGCATCCCGTAATTCGATCCGTCCACCGGATGTCCCCGTTGACCGTCATATAGCGGTCAATCTGGTAGCTCGGTAAATCCTGAACTTTGAACGGGTTGCTGGTTGCCGCAACGGTTGGTTCAAGAACGGCTTCTTTCCAGAATTTCGCCTGTTCATGGAATAAAAGCGTTTGAAACTGGCCGCCGATGGTGTATTGCTCGGCACCGGTCAGGCGGTTGGTCACGCCTCGGTTCGGTACGACAGACTGGTGGTTCCAAAACGAAAACACCTGATTGATGGCTGGAACTTGAACGCCATAGTCAAGCCAGATGTAGTCTTGGTTTAGCGTTGGAACCACGATAGCACCGCTGTTGTAGCCGCCAGAAGCGGTTATGTTGCCAGCAGCCGCCACATACGGCTTTTCTTTGGTGATTTTGATGTAGCACTGCATGGTTTTAGCACTCCCTGATAGCTAGCGAAACGGATAGAACGGCGGTCGAAATCAATGCGCGAGAATCGAAGTTTGGCGTATATGTGATCGCGGCTTGCTGCCAAGCCATATTGCGATAGGTCACGTGAGGAACAGCACTGAGTGCTGAGGCTAGCCAATCGTCGTTATGAACGTTCACACACTTCCTGAGGGCGTGCCACAGGTTCATCAGGTCGCCGTGGTACCCCTGGGCGACTTCCAAGACGAACCCGATCTGAAGTGTATTGGTATCGCCCAGCTTATTTTGAGGCGTGATCGAGCCAGCGCCCGCTTCAATCCTGATCGCCGGTAGCTTTTGGATCGGTGCCGGTGCGAAGTTGAACGGGGTATGATGCCACGACTGAACGATGCCCTTCAAGACTGGGTCGTCCGTCACGCGAGCGATAACCAGCTCGTACACCGTGAGTTCTGGCGACTTGTCAAGCAGTAGCGTCGATGTGACGAGAGGTATAGGCATTAACGCGGTCTCCGTCGTGGCAGAATACCCGTAAAGTCAGGGATATGGCCAGCTTGCTTAAAGTATTCGCGCTGTTCGCTCATGACTTCCGCGATCCATTTCCGTAAGTCTTCCCTGGCCTGCTTCTTGCCCCATGCACGTAGCCCGCACATATTGCGACGTGGTAGATTCTTGCCACGTCCGACGCCTATCATACCAAATAACGCCCCCGATGTCGTAGAGGCTAAAGTTGAGTTGAAGTGAAATGGCAGAAATGGTACGCCTGACCGACTTGTGACGTCCACCCAACTGCCTTCCACGCCGAACTGGTTATTTGTGCCCAGGATCGGACTGATTAGGTAATTACTGATGATCCGGCTGGCCATGCCTCTGGGCGCGAGTGGTGGCCCGCTGAGTTGCTTGTATTGCCTGGTCGTCAGGTTCCCCGACCCGCCTGGCTTGAAACCGTCCTTGGGCATACCGGAAACGTTCACCTTCCAATCCTGTCCACCGAACGGGTTGGGAACAAACTTGACGTAGGTAGGCCGATCATAGCCCGCCTGGGTGAAGCTGTTTCGGTAGATCGTGGCGGTCACCGGCTGGTCGTCTTTATCCAGTCCCGCCAGAACGCCCTTGCGGTTATCTTGAACAAGGCAATTGGCCCACGATTCCATCAGGCTGCCGACGTAGTTCTGGACGGTGCCCAGCGACGTGACGAACGCCGTTTCTCGATCAAACGAACCGGTGACGCTGGCGTCAATCATCGTCGTTTCTTCTTTCGGCGGTTGAAGTTGGTGCCGACGAACAGCCCCGTTCCTGGCCCCGTTGCCACCGCTGGGCCGCCGGTTGCAAAACCGGTGCCGGTGTTCACGACTCGGTTCTGGAAGTCGTACTGCATTGTCTGGACGCCCAGCTTGGCCCAGTCCGCCTGGGTGGTGGGGCGCGTTAACATTGGATCGAACGGAATTGCCACCACGGTGCCACCACGTGGGGTTAGCTCCGATTGGACGGGTGGCACTAGCCCCTTGCGCCATGCCTCAATAGCCCGCCTGGAAACCTCAGCCCGCCCTTTGGGTGAGATACCGAACACGTTCCGCACGGGTAGCCGCCCGACGCACTTTCCGCCACGTACCAGCATGGCCCCGCGCCGGTGGTAGTCGAGTATCCTGGCCCAGCCCATGGCCCAGTAAAACGTGACCTTGACGCCCATGGTGATTGTGCGTAATAGCCGCCTGGTTCTTGACATTGCTCTATGAGGCATGAGTGGGTCGCCGTCTAAGACTTGGCCCGACCGGTAACGGAGCTTTCTGGCCCGAACCGGTTTGAGCTTACGCCCGGCATGGTCAAGACCTTGCGATAGTTCACGCTGTTTCACTTCCATTGCGATACGTGCCGCGACCTTCCAGAACTCTTTACGCCGTTCTGGTGAGGCGCTGGCCAGTTCCGGTGGGGTGGCGATATCGGGCGTGAACGTCAGAGGTAGCGTGCCTGGTTGCACCACCGACCGGCAAGGCGCGGGCATTACTTAGACCGCCTGTACTTATTCAGGTCGATCTTGCCGCCGCCCGCTTCACCTGATGGCCGCTTGAATTGGGCCTTGGGCGTGCCGTCCCAGTTGTACGCGTCGGGATTGTCCAGCATCTCTTGCGGTGCCGATCCATGGATGAGCTGCCACGGTATCCCTGAAGTTTTGGCGATACGTTTGGCGTGCTTGACCTGATCGTCATCGCCGTTAGTTGTAGATGTCATAATTCCCGTTCCTTGAGGCGTTTATACTTACGTTGGAGAGTGACCATTCCTGATTGCGCCGTTTCTTCCAGTTCTTTTGGTACGCCTTCATAGTCGGGTGATTTGGGTCGGATATCTCCAGTGAAATCCTGGTAGTACCTCGACCATTGGCCCGCCACGCGTCACGCGCTGCCAGTGCAACCGCTGGGTCGGGGTGGTGGATGGCGTCTACGAACTGACTGTTGGAATCAAAGTTTGCCAGCGATGGGTGAGCGTTGCGGAATACGTTGGCCCCAGAACTTCCGACTGGCCCGCTAAAACCGAACTCCACCCATGCGTGGTACCCCGTCCATTCGTGCCGACTTGTGTCTGGCTGCCCGTCGCCGTATCCGGCACCCGATACCCTGATCCGCTGGATACCCGCCGCCCGTGCCGCGAGAATCTGCCGATTGTAGTGATCGGTTGCCATGCCTTCCGCCCTTGCGCGGGCGTTAGGTTTGTACACGTTATTATAAATCATTGGCCGGTTGTCGATTGGGTCAATCTCAATCGTTCGCGTATGGCTGCCGCCGTTGGGGTGGGTGTTCGTCAGTGTGATAGAACCGTCACGGTTCGCCGTCACCCTAATATACCTAGCCGCTTCTGGCGGTGCGCCCAAAATACTGGCCAAGTGATTGAATTTCTGGTCAGCAGAACGCCCCTGGAGTTTCAGCCCCAGACTCGCAGCTTTGGCGACAGCTTCGCCCCGCTGGGCGACAGACTGGCGCGAGTTCGTCGTGTAATCGCCGAACGTTCCCGCCTGCCGTTTGGCCGCTCTAAGCTGGGTGGGCGTGTAGCTGGATCCAGCACCATACGTAACGCCCGCTGGTTGGGCCGCTGCTGCTGCCGCTTGCTGGGCCGCCGCTGCCTGTGCTGCCGCTGCCCGCCGCGCTGCCGCCGCCTGTGCCGCTGCGTCGCGTTGCCCATCGCTAAGCCTTTGACGGAACCTGTTGGACACTTCCGTTCGGTTAACGCCCGATAAAGCCACGTGGTGGCTAGCCGTCGTTCCAGGTAAATGGGCGCGTTGCATGTTTTGATTAGCGATCTGAGTCGCCCCAGCCGCCGCTCGCCAGTGTTCACGTGGGCCACGGTCGCCCGACACCGCAAAACTGGCGTTTCTTGTCCGTCTGACTTCGGCGAGTTCCCTGGCCGCTGCAGAACGGATGGCTGGAGCAGTTGTCAGGTCGCGTGAAATCCCCATACCTAGGCTGTACGCTTTATCGTTTGCACGGTTGCCACGGGCATGAAACCGCCGCCCAGCATCCACGCGCATCTGGACGATAGCCGAACCGACATTGTCGCCCCGTCGCCCCGTAGAGGAACTGCTGGTGAGTCGCCGCACAGCTTGAGCGTCGCCCCGTCCGGCTGTCCCCGCCTGGCGTAGCGCGACCAGCCCCCTGGCTGCCGCTGAACGTGATTCTGCCACGCCCGGCTGGGTGCGTAACGCGCGGCTGGCGCGATAGGCTTCCAGCCCGATACGCGGGGCTTTTGGGCCTTGGATGATCGGTTGCTTGGCGACACCCTGACGGCTGGCCTGATTCAATATCTCAAGTGGCGAAGCCCGACGTAAACTGTTATTCAGATTCCTGCTTAAACCGTCCCTGGCGACGATTTTCATACGAGCCATACCGCTGAGGTCACGTGCCTGTTGCCCGCGTCCTGTGGCCCGCATATTGCGAAATAACGCCGCCGCTTCCGACCTGATACCCGATTCGGTGCGAACTGGTGGTGCTGGAACGCGCCGAAACGAGTCGGTAGCTCGTGCTTCCACTTCGTAAGCCATTAGATTCTGGCGTCCTACCCTGCGTTCGTTTGAACGCACATAAGCGCGGTCTGCGTCGCTTAAGTCAAAATCTGGTTGAGTCGGTGATCGCCGCTCTACCGCATTATATGCGGTTCGTCGCAAGTTCTTGGCTTCCAATCGTCCCGCTGGGCCGCGTTGCCGTAGCGTGGTAAAAGCTGAAGCCGCCAGGCGTCGTTCGCGTTCGTGAAGTTCACGATAGCCTTGCCGGTCAGCCGCGTTCGCCCGTAGTTCCCGTGCTGGGGCAGGGGTGGCCGCTGGTGGTGGCGTTGCCGCTGGCGTGGTGGTTCGTCGGGTTCTTGTCGCCCGAACGCCCTGGAGCCGTCTAAGCCCCGCTGATGGCCCACTAGAGTTGCCCGATACCCGGCTGGCGATATCGTTGGCCCGCTGCCGATCCGCGTCGGATATCGTACGACCAGCCCGCTCGCGGATCCGTGTTTGAAGTTCCGCCTTCCGGCTGGTGGCGGTGGCCAGGCTTCGATCAATCCGGCTGGTGGTGGCCCGATTGGCCAGCGCTGCCCCTGCCGCTGTGCCCGCTGCCAGTCCCGCCTTGGCGGTTTTATTGGCCGCCCGACAATGGGCCAGCGTCTTGTAGACTTCCGCCCCTGGGCTGCCACCACTTCGGATAGCGATCTGCCACGCACTAGCCGCTTCAGAACACTTGATATTCTTCGTCTTGGAACGCTTGCCGAACCGGCTGGAGCGCTTCCGTGGGGCATTGGGCGAGTCTGGGCCTTGTGGGCCTTGTGGCCCGCGTGGCGGTGCTGGTGGGCGTGACCTGGGCATTTATAGACCGCCTCTCATGGCTGTACTTCTGGAGGATGCTGCCGCTGAACGTGCCACCCGCCGCCGACGCAGACTATTGAGGCGCTGCTGGCCGCTGCTGGGTGTTGGTTCTACCTTGCGTGACGCCTGTGATTGAAGCTCCGTAGGACGAACCGCCCGCTGGTTGATCTGGCCGCTTTGCATCGAAGCCGGTGCGTTTTGCTGCCCCATACCCGACTGGGTGGGTGGCTTCTTTCGCCCAGCCCCACGACGGGAACGGCTGGCCATGGCGTTTCTGAGTGAGTCGATGGAGTTCATGGTGATTACCTGTAAAATGCGGACGGCTAGAAACTAAGGGCTAGGGAACGGAATGAATTCCAGCCGCCCGCATGTTTTAATGCTTGCCGCACGAACACGATTTGCCCTTGGGCTTGGCCGCTGGCTTGGAAGCTGGTTTAACGACTGGCGGTTTTGCTTTGAGTGCTGATTTTTTAGCCATGGGAACCTCTTTTGACTACGCCAAGCTGAATATCGTAAGTATCGCCGCGTTCATTTCTTACGCGTACGACCAATGTGGATAACTCGTTTTCTGCCACGCGTTGAAACCTGGATGCCAGATGTTCGTATGCGTTGTCAGATTGAAGTGGTGTAATTTGCGTTGCCAGTATTTCACTGGCCGCCTTGTAAGCACACGCCTTGATAACGCGACGGTCAGGGACAACGGTGGCCGTAAAGCCAACCGCTGCCACCCGTACCGCGTTGTCCAGCCATATGTTCGCCGCCATCAGATAGAAGTCGAAATCATCGTCTGTGGACTGCCGTATCTGGTCAATCCATGGGCAGATTTTCTTGACATCATCGTAGGAGGCGTATGGCTTTGGCATTTATGACGATCCTTAAACGACCGAAGTGTGGAGAACAGCGTGATCTTTACGCCATGGCTTGCCACCCATAAGGGTATGGAACCACAGGGTGTGCTTCGGCTGGTCTGCCGTGTACTGGATCGTAATCAGGATTGTCAGTGGCCCAAAGGATTCGTAGCTATAAGCTACGGTAGCCTCTGGGGCTGGCAGTGGTGCCGTTACCATCGCAAAGGCACGTTCGTGCCAGTATGCGGAGGTGTAAGTGCCAGCCGCTGGGCTGGGCATCTGGTTATCACGTAAGGGCATAGCGCCATAAGTGATTGGCAGTACGCCAGTACCGATTTGGTTCATAGCGCGAGAGTCGCCCACTTTGGCCGCTTCACGCCACTCGGCATCCTTCAGGAGTCCGGTATAGATCTTGGAGTGAGCCGTAAAATACAGCTTGCCTGGATCATCAACCTGAATGTCACGACCAGCCAGGGTGCCAAACATGTCTGTAAAGTCGCTCAGTTGAACGCCCTTACCAGATGTGCCCGTCACGTTGCCCGCCGTGCTGTAGTTGGCGACAGTGAACTTGTCAGCGATATACTTGTTAGCCGCGCGGACTAACTTTGTAATGGCTTCATCCACATACGCTTGACGCAGTTGTGCCGCTGAAGCCGCGGTGACTTCCTCTAGGCTGGTCAACTCGAAACCCCAGGCTGGCATGTAGTCCAGAGAGATTTCGGTGGCGTCGTGGGTGAGGTTCACCGGCGTCGGTTTGGTCGTGATGGCGTCTACAGCGCTTCCCGATGTGTTGGGAACCTGGAGCGTCACCTTTTTAAACTTGGCCATAGGCTCGCTACGAACGTCTGTGAAGATGGTCGGCGAACCGTTATTGCCTGTAAGGAACGTGGCTTGTGGCCTCAGGACGCGATTGGCTTCCTGAAACGCACCGGCCATGCTGTTAAAGAACCCGTCGATTGAGTTAGCCATAGTGGCCACTCCTCAGATCAGCGCGCTGCGTCTGCTCTGGCGTCGGCTGCGCGTTTTAAGGCTTCAGCCGGATCTCTTAGCCTGGTGGCTGTTAAAGAGGTTTCCGTTGGCGGTGGGGTACCACCCCCAGAGCTGCGTTGCATAAACGTAGGCATGCTACGCTTGGCAATCGACTGGCCCTGACTTGCCGATTCCGTGGCTGCCGTGTTCCCCGCGTCCTGCGAAGACCGAAAAAGGAATCCTGCCCCTTCTCTGGCGCTGCGAACCATCTGGTTCACATAGTCATCATTGATGGACTCTGAATCGAGTTCACCGATGTCCGGTAGGAATTTCAGAACGTCGTTAAACTTCACTCCGTCCTGGAGCTGGCCGCGCGTAAGATCGCTAAACTTGTATTCCAAGTCCTTGCGTGCCAGTTGCGAACGCATGGCGGAAAGTTCTTTGTCGTAGTCGGTTGGAGGCGCGTTCTCTTGCTCTTCTAAATACTGGTCAATCGCGTCGCGAGTCTCGTCATGCTCAGCCTGGAGCTGCGCGTGCTGCTCTTCCAGTGCTTTATTGGTAGCCTGGAGCTGCTCAAACTTCTGGAGTAAATCCCGATACTGGAATTTCCGTCTTGCGACTTCACCCAGCAACTTTTGTAGATCATCCGACATAGTGCGTACCTCTTAGCCCTTAGTTCCGTTCTACTCAGATTAGCATAAACTCGCTACCAGTTCAACCGCCCAAAGGTTAACCCCTTACGTTCCCAGCCGGTAAGGTCGGATAGGGCGAACGAATCGCCAGCCCGCAGCATATGATTAATAGTGGCCGCCGCCACCCATTTTGTCGCCGGTGACATGTCCGCTGGGCCGCCCGTGTAGTAAGCCCCCCAGCTATTGGCGACCAGCGCCCCCGGCTTGTCGTGCCTGACTCCCACGATGCACATCTGGTGCGCCCATGATCCCTGTGGGCGTGCGAACCCGTCGGCGTCGCGTTGCTTGCTGAATCCCTGATCGCTGGCGACGGTCACCGGGTAGCCCGACTCAATCGCCGTCGCTAGTTCTTCGAACGTTTTGACCTGCGCGTACGCCTTTACGGGGTGCTGCCTTGCTATACTTTCGAGCGAATCGGGAACCCCTAATCTGGCGTTCACGCCACAACAGACGGAAGCGTCGTATTGGGATAGGTCGATTGCCGGGTACTTGGTTTGTGGGAGGACTCCATAATCTTTCAGGTATTTGGCCGCCCACACTCCGACGCTGCCTTGACCCCATATCTTGCCCTGCCCGATTTCGCGACGGCTGCCCCAATAGATGGTCATGGGATCGGTACGCCCTGCGGGCTTTTCCATCCCGTGTTCGACAATCTGGATTGCCGCAAGCACATCGCACGCCAGCGCCGCTCCAAAGGCGACGCAGGAACCACAAGAGCCTTGATGCAAGTACCATGGGTCACCGTGTACTTTCTCCAGGTAGACGGTCAAGTCGGTTCTGACCGACCGCCCAATATCCTGTGGCCCGATGTGGTCTGATAGCGGCTTGATGCCATCGGCCTTGATGACCGCTTCCACTTCTTCGGGGTCATTCACCCAGCCTTGGCCGAAGTTCAATTCGTCAAAATCCAGGCTCATTTGATTGCCCCCAGGCCGCGTTTGATTTCGCCTAGTGCCGTCAACAGTTGCTCGCGTGTTGTCACCTTGGCTCCAGTCAGGATCTCGCCCAACTTGAAGCCCTTTAGCAGTGTATTGACCTGGGCCGATTCCGCGTTATTTGCCAACAGATTGATGATCGCTTGAGCGTCCTGAATTCCCAGCCCACCAGATTCACTAATGGCCGAGTCGATAGCACCTGATAGCGCTGCGACGCCTAAAACTCGATTCTGGGCCTCTAATGGCAATGCCATGACACTTTCATAGGTCTGCTTTGCCAATCCCGTCAGAGGCGGTGCTGGCGGGTTGTATGGCGGTGGCACCGGTGACGGTGCCGACCCATCGACCACAATCACTTTTCCGGTGGTCACGCCCACAAGATAGGTGCGTCCACCGTCGGAAAATACGACCGATCTTTCCAAGATTGGTGGCACAGTCACGCTGGCAATGACACCAGGCGACGACGCCACGGCTGCGGTGTCTACCGGCGCGGCCCACAAGTCCAAACCGATAAAGAACGCCAGAAACACGATGTTACGTAGCGCCTTCATATGGTGTATCCTCCATCGAAGCCGACAGCTTTGAGCTGCGACTGAACCTGGGCTTCGCGGTGCAACATGGCTGCCTTAACACTGGATTCGTCAATACTGACGGTTTCGCCGCTAGCCAGCTTGGCTAGTAACTCGCGAATCACTTCAACAATAACCGGTGTCAGAAGACGGATAATCATAGCGCTAATCACTTTACACCTCTTATATCTTGTCTCGTAGGGAACGTTTGTAAGCTGCGATTGCGTAAATTATCGCCGCCATCGCGTACATAGTCTGTGGAATAGACGGATCAATTGGCGTTGATTTGACAACATGGTCGGTTGCAATCTGAGCCACAGGAACGATCCATCCGTAGTCAGGGTTGATGACATCCTCGATACGCACAGGCTTAACCCTTTGGTGCTGGTGGCTTTTGGCCAGAGTTGAGATAGATGAGCGTTTGGGCGATCCCGAACGCCAAAGCCATCCCTAAAGGGCTGGTGGTTGCAACAATAGAGTCAAGGTGTTGACTCAAAACGCCCAGCGCCGTCACAGTTCCTGCAAGAGCCATGCGAACAATTATTGCGCGGGCTTGCCGGGCGTTGATTTGTCCGATCCAATCCGTGTTCATTTCGACCCCCTTGGTACTGTAAAACAATGTCCTAGGACGATTCCCACTCCGAGAGCAAAGCTGAGACTGTGCTGATTCACTTCCCAGATCGCTTCCGACCATGTCACGCCGCCAGACTGCCATTTGATCAGATCAACAATCAGCAGCACGATTGCAACTGTGATCAACACGACAAAGTTCTTGGCGGCAGCACTGAAAGTCATCAGATTGGCCCGTTGGCTGTTCCGTTGGATGTTCCGTTGCCATTGTTTGTGGGCCAGAGAGGTGGCAGTGATGCGAAGAATTCGCCCACGGTTGGAAGTGCCTGAGTACCCGCCTGAACAGCCTGAACCATGCTATAAAACAAGCTCCAGATTGAGTCGCGGTAAGCGATTGCGGCATCACCTTCAGACTTGTAGGTCGTGATGTTGGAAAGTGTCCAGCTTGTAGCTGACAGAATAGAATCGTACTGCTTTACCGAAACTGCCTGGTCAAGAAACGAGCCGATGCCGTTGCCGATCTCGGTGAGCCTTTGGATTATGTAGGCTTGTTGTTCTTCGGCTGTCAGATTAATGACCGTCCATGTGTCGCTCACAGATGTGCCGTCAAAGGCAAAGCTCTGGGAAAGTCGCTGTGTGGCAGGGTTAAACGATGGTATGGGCGACGAGGTGTATGGATAATAGCCGTATGTGGCTAAGGATGCATCATCCAAAGCGTTAAAATTGGATACAGTCGTGAATGACTGTGGTAGCCACTGTGGGCTGGAGATACCGTTTGGGGATACTTGGCAATATTGCATGATTGCTCCTTATGCGATTGAGATTGTGCCGTTGCCCGATGTAAAGCTGTATACGAGA